ATACGCTTTTTGCGTATGTGCACTTTTAACCGGGATGGATAGGTAACCCGGTCAATAACAAATCAAATTTTATGTTTTGTAAATATGTCCAGTTCATTATTTTATGGCTGATTACAATTAATAGGCTCATATGTAATGGCTGCTATTTTAATTTAATGCTGATTTATGAACATTCTCAATCCAATGACCGAAGAAGAATTGGAAAGAGTGTGTAAGTTAATCAGTGCTTTATTGACGTAGTAAGTATTTATTATGATCCTTGACGTAGTAGTTAAGTATTATTAATGAACTATTTAATTTTAAAATAATTTGATTATTTGATCACCTATAATTCTAAATTTAACGTAGAATCACTTGAGATCACTTAGGTCTCATTTTATAATTTAGCGTAGAATCAGTTTGTCAATATTTTGTTGATAAACTTATTAGACTCAAATTCACCTGTAAATACAGACAAGACTCCAAGCGAGCAGATTTAATCTATTTCTTCTCTTATTTACTGTAAAGAACAGACAAGTCTCCAAGTGAGCATTCAAATTCTCATTTACTTTCTTTCTTTAATTTCGGTGTATAAAATGTCTCTCACAATATACCCAAGCATTGTTGCGTACTAAGATGCAACTAGTCACTCTTGCTTATCGTGGAGTATCAGGCACCTTGCCACACCATGAGGGTTCGACCCAGGTGTGTTCTAGAACACTGATATGGACTGATAAGTAGTGTTGATTGTGTAGTCAGATTTGAACTGCATAATTTTCACTTTATGGGATCACTAGTCGGATAATATCTTAGACTTAGCGCCTCAGTGTGTAAGTTTGGCGTGTTTGCACGTTTTTACACTCACCTCACCTTCGGGTGAGAAAGCTACCGGTGGGTCTTTCTTTAGGTTTCGACCTAGCCCACAAATTGCAGTAGGTAGTCACTAGTGCAGCTGGTTGGTGGACATTTTCACTTTTTAGTGAGACAAACCCAACTTCGCAGAATGTGTTAGTGTAAGTGCACGGCAGGTAGGGATTCGACTGCCCTGTACGCTTGCAACAATTTCGGAAACAACCCCAAACAATGACAGTACAACTATACAGAATTCAGATATGCCTCGCAAGCCTTCAAACGTTTTTCAGAGCAACCTCAATTCTACACAGTACTCAAACAAAGATTTTATCATTCAAACTAAATTAGCATCAGAAGCTATTCATTCAAAATATAATTTAGTCCCCACATCATCAAAAGGGGATATGTATGATAAATATTTGAAAACTTGGTTGAAAATTAAAGAAGAGCCAAGATTTCAAGGTCTCTTTTCAGATTTACTTGGTTTAACTACAGCTTCCAATGCTGTAAATAACGTAGCTAATAGTATAGAACATTCAAATAGTACATTCTCTAGAATGGTAGATGCTTCTGAACCTTTCCTCAAAAGTGTAACAGAGACCTTAAATAAACTAAATGGGGGATTTACTTCAGCCACTATGGCTGGTCTTTTTGCTTTACTTTTCTCTCTATGGAGATCTAGGCACGATCGTGTGACATTTATATCTATCTTATTGTCGCACGGACTTATGAAAATAGGAACTCCAGCTTATTCTTTCTTTGTAGAGAAAATCAAATCTCTTACAACTAAGAAACCTTCTTTCCAAATTGGACCAGATCCTCAATTCACAATACCAGATATTGAGGTTATGGCTACCAAAATCACTAAATATTTTCCTCTATTTTCTACAATTGCTTTAATTTTTATTGCACCATTCCTTAAGAGTGGACCTGTAAATTTTTCACAATATTTTTCAAATATGACAACTTTTGCCATAGAAAAGGCAGGAATGATTGGTAGAGCGACAGGAGGTATTCAAACATTTTATACCTCTATGTCCTCCCTTATTGAATATTCAATGAAGAGCATTTTGTATACTATCTTTGGTATAGAAAGTGTGGATCAAGAAAATGTATTTAATACGAGAGTGAAGGAACTCTTAGAACAACTAATTAAGATGCAAGACTATGAAAATCAGCATGCAGCACTATTAGATAATAAAGTGTTGGATAGAGTGCAAGAATTAGTAACAGAATCATATCGTTTGTGTAAAGATTATGAATGTCTCAAAACCAAACCCTCTTCACAGGGAAGTTGGGATATTTTAAAGACTGTTATGGAAAAATCTAGGTTACTTCATGCTAAATTGGTAGATGTGTGTGCCGCAAAAGACAAAGATAGAACAGCTCCTTTAGCTGTATTAATTCAGGGACAAACTGGCATAGGAAAGTCATATACCTCAGATTATATTATTAAACTACTAGCAAAGTACCATAATCGACTAGTAGAAGAGGGTACAATTGAGGGAAAATTATATGACCTAGATGATTTAGGCGACCTTAAATATACATTAAATCCTAGTAATGAATTTTACGATGGCTACAAACAACAATTCTCAGTAGTCATGGATGATTTTGGTCAAATGAAAGATTCTCAAGCGAAACCGAATGTGGAATTTTTGGAATTGATTAGAATAGTAAATGAGGCACAATATCCAGTTCACTCAGCACATCTTGCAGATAAAGGAAAAATTTATATGAGATCCAATTTTGTATTAGCAACAACGAATACACTTAGACACAATATAACATCAATTACATATCCAGCAGCATTATATAGACGATTTAAATATATCGTGCGTCTGAGAGTGAAGCCACAATATGCAAACCCCAATGGTTCGCTTAATTTACCCGCTTTGGGAGGTCGTATGCGAACTGATATTTACGATGTAGAAATCATGAATGGGGATGCTATTACCAACCCCAATGTGCATGTACAAAGAAAAGGAGTGGTTTCATTTAAACAATTTATCCAAATGATATATGTACAATATAAAGACACATTTTCACGAACACAGACATACAAGACATTTATGACTGATCCAGCTAATTTTAACGTAGATCCAGATGAGCAAAATACACGATTGTTACCAGGCTTTCAAATGATGGGTGAAGATTCAGATAGTGATGAGGAAGATTTTCTAGATCCAGATAATGAAGAGATTGAGAATGTAGTTCAAGATTCAGAATATGTCTGGGGAGAAAATAGCCCGGGAGCTCATTTTAAAAATTTCAGACAATCATTGCTTAAAGATATTCGAAATTATTTGCCAGATGCAACTTCATATAAATATTTGCTTAATAATTTTACTTGGTTTAACATTAATACTAACTTCCAATATTTGAAAAATAAACTTATTGAAAACTGGAAAGCTATAACAGTAAGCTTGGTGGGTATTCTTGGGATTGCCGCATTATTGTTTAAATTTGGTGGAGCAAGGAAATGTAAAAATTGTAAACTATATGACAATTCATCCAAAGTTGAAAGGGATGCCTATAATTATTATACTCACGCATCAGCAACAACAGGGTGTGATGCTTGTAAGAAAGTTAGCATGATAGATAGAAGTGTTCCACTAGATCAGTTGAAATTTAAAGTAGATCGAGCCAGGTTAGATGAGACATCATTTGAAGGAATGTTTGATGAAGCAGGATATAAATCTTTAGATAAATTTACCAAAAATATTATTAACATTAAATCCTCTACGGGAAGAGTTAAAGCTAGGATTACTATGCTTAAAGGTCGAGTTGGTTTACTCAATGCTCATGTTGCTTTACATCTAAAAGAACAGGATGAATTTAAGATTGAGGTATTCAATTCTCAGGAACAAACAATCAAAACAAAATATTGTGAATTCGTGTTAGCGAGTAGTGATGATAACACATTTAACGATTATGCATTGATTGTATTACCTCAGGAAATTTCCGCTTTCAAAGATATTACTACTCATATCTGCCGGAAATCTGACATTCAACATTTTAAGGAAACACGAGCTATATTGATAAATCATGTAGAAAAGAACAAGCAAGTGGTCAAATTTGGTAATGTAACAGCAAGTGATGTCGCATGTGATGTAGCTGGAAAACGTATCAGGAACAGGTATGAATATGCAATGGCAACCCAAGAAGGAGATTGCGGGAGCCTGTTAATAGCTGAAAATCCAAAGATAACTCACAAAATTATAGGGATTCATGCCCTGCGTTTAGATTCAGAAAAGAATGCAGCAATTTGTATAACATGGGAACGTATAGAAGCACTATTAGATAAGATTGAACCAAGCTTTCAAATAGCTATTCCAGAATTACCATCAGTAATTGCAAATACAAACGAACTAAAACATCAGGAAATTGTAATTGAGAATATCCGAAACCTAGGGACATTAAAGGACAATATACCAATGCCGAGCAAAACCTCTTTAATTCAATCACCTCTTTATGGTAAGATTGAACACTGCCCACCAACTTGCAAACCAGCACATTTGTTCAACCCCGGAAATGATCCTCTCACCATGGGTCTTTTGAAGGTTGCAAATTTGCCAGGTGCCATTGACAAGGAAAAGTTGGATAAAGCTAGTGACCACTTCTTTGAGGGTGAGTATGTGGTGCGTTCTCAACCAGCACCAGTATTAACCTTTGAAGAGGGAGTTTCTGGAAATAGTGAATTGGGAGTGGTGCCCTTGTGTAGATCAACATCACCAGGGTATCCTTACATTTGTCAGCAGCGAAAACTTCCTGGAAAACGAGAATGGTTTGGAGATTCTGATTATATTTATTCTGACGAAATTAGGAAAGATGTAGAAAAGCGTATTCAAAATGCAAGGGTTGGAATTAGAACTGAAACCATTTGGATAGACACTCTTAAAGATGAACGGCGTCCTATAGAAAAAGTTGATGCCAATAAAACCCGAGTCTTTTCAGTAGGACCACAAGATTATATTATAGCTGTGCGTATGTATTTTGGAGCTTTTGTGGGGCATATAATGAAGAACCGAGTCAAGAACGAAATATGTGTAGGAATTAATGCTTATTCATCGGAATGGACAGATTTAGTTTATCGTTTGCGAGAAGTCGGAACTAAAGTTATTGCAGGAGATTTTTCTAATTTTGACGGTAGTTTATTGCTTGATATTCTTCGAAATATTTGTATTCAAATCAATAAATGGTATAGTGACGGAAATGATTTAATTAGAATAACTCTTTTTGAAGAAATTTGTAATGGAATTCATTCTTGTAGGGGTCATGTTTATTCTTGGACCCATTCTCAACCTAGTGGAAATCCTTTGACAGTAATTATTAATTCAATTTTCAATTCAATTATTATGAGACTTGCATTTATGGAAGTTGGAGGATCCCTTATGGACTATGATAAGAATATTAGAATGCAAAACTTTGGTGATGATAATCTGTTTTCGGTATCAGAAGAATGGATCGGGAAATTTAATCAAGTAACAATAACACAAGCATTGGCTACATTTGGATTAACATATACGGATGAGGGGAAATCAGGAGAGATAGTTCCATATCGATCACTTAATGAAGTGTCTTTCTTGAAGAGAGGATTCCGTAGATTACCGTGTGGTACTTATAGAGCTCCTTTAGCTTTAAGTACCATTACAGAAATGTGTCAATGGTTGAGAAGTTCAGCAGATCCAAGGAATGATTGTAAAGAAAATGTAGAGCAAGCGCTATTTGAACTTAGTGCTCATGATGATACAACTTGGGAAAAATATAGTAAATTAATTATAAGCGCAGCAAGAGAAAATAACATTCACATCTCTAATTATGACAAACTCGATTGGTTTAATGATCGGGTGAAACTTTATATTGACGAACCTAGCTTTCAAATGGCTAACGAAACGGATAACACACACAAACAAGTACACAATTATACAGACCAAACTGCTAAAAATGGTAGTATAAAAGAACAGATAACTACCATTAGTCGTCAGGATGGCATCCACCAGGATGGGGAGATGTATTTACGTCGATGTGCCCCGAATCAAATTCAAAAGGCATCCTGTTCAGCTGGGACCAATGTCACTGCATTCGGTTTCGGGAAGCAAAGATCAGTGAACAAGACTATTCAAATGAAAAATGGGAAGTTTGTGCATTTACCCCAAGGAACAAAGGCACACGGCGCGTATAACGTCGTATCAAAGAGTTATACAGTGGTGGTGAAGAACAGCGAGAACCAAACCGTGTGGGCAAAAACTTTAGCTCATGTGGAGAAGAAAGATGAGTCTCAAGCTAGAGAACGACTCATGAGTAAGTTCTTCAAATGGACGGAAAACCGGCAGCAACTTCGCTCTCCAAAGAGAGATCAGAGAGATAAGAAAGTTGCATGGGAGTGCGGAACAATTTCGGGAGATCCGAATACTAAACGTGTAGTGCAAAGAGCACTAGAATCTATTTCAGGGGATCCAACAACTAAGAAAGTAGTCAATAGGGCCTTAGAATCACTTGAAACATCAGTAGAAACAGAAGTAAATCCAATAGCTAGAATGGTATGGTTTTTGATGAAAACAAAAGCATCTGCATTTGGGTGTGGGTTTGTTAGATTATTCTGTTGGGAAAGCTTGATTAAACCTCAATTAGAAAGTCGGCTATTGTATAACATTCATGGTAAAGATCTGACATTAGATGAGATCATTAGAGAAATAAATACAGGTCAAATGGATCCATGGGATAGTTCACTTGCCAAATACCTTCCATCAGGGAAACCATATGTTGCCTTCGTTAATTATTTTATGTATATTTCAACAGCAATTATTGAAGAAATGATATATAGAAGTGATGAGAAAGCTATGTTCGGATTCTTTGAATTTTTCCTTAAGGTCTCTTCAAGACCAGATAGCTGGAGTATTTATTTGCCAGCTATGTTAATGCATTTGGTAACATATGGATTGAGTTTCCCCCTAAGGGTGCTCATTCATACAGTTTTTAATATCTTTACTGTATATCAACATAGAAAAGGAGTAGAGAATCGGGAAACTATCATGAATGCAATGCAAGTAGTAACACAGGATCAACAGGCTAATTTGGCAGATCTAAGAGCTTCACTCGGGGTAGGAACACTTGAAAATGCAACACCAGCTAATACACAGATTCAGGCAACAGAAGAAGGTTCTATTTCAGGGACATCTGGAGATTCAAACATGACACAATTAATTCAAGATCAGACAATAGTTTCAGATAAGATGATAGTGACGGGGCGAATAACGACAGAGAAAAATGACTTGGGTAAAACTCTTCAACGGCGAGTATTGATAGGAAGATATAAATTGTATGACGGACTACCACAGGGACAAATTATGTATACAGACGTTTTTCCGAAAGCCATGATTGCCGCTTCTGATTTCCAGCAAGATAGATTGCAATACTACCGATATGTCAGAGGAAGTATCAAATTCACCGTCATGGTGAATGCGACAAAGTTTGACATAGGACAGCTCTATCTTCTCTGGATTCCGAACGGCGCGTTAGATATCTCAGGAACGTTTGATAAATATAATTTTAAAAGTCTAAGAGCCATTACGTCAGCAGTAGGGGTGCCACTTAAAATTGGACCAGGAACGGTCGGGGAATTGAAAGTACCATGTCTTATCCCTTTTAAGGGTTATGACACTCATGCGGATCAATATTCCTTCGGCAGCTTTAAGGTAGCGATTCTTAATCCACTGGTATCGAAATCAGCAAATCCAATAACATTCACCATCTTTGCAGAATGGTGTGAGGACGTTCAGGTAGAAGTAGCAATGCCAAAATCAGCGACCACAAGGCATCTTCCCGTATCACCAAGGGATTATGCTCCAGGGATAGAACCAGGCACATTGCTAGAATCGATTGCTGCCGTTGCGGGGGTTGTCGGACCAGTGGCAGTAGCCATTGCCTCAGGCATTCCTCTCATCGGCACGATAGCAGGATCAATTTCCAAGATGTTAAAATATTTTGGTTGGGCCAAGCCCCTGAACGTGGAAGTTGTTCGGCACTACGCACAGTTGCCCTCGAAAGAGGTTAACCATGCGCGGGGTTTGGACGGTTCTATCGTTTTGGGATTGGACAACCAAAATTGTAGTGACATTCATGGAAAATATTGTTACAGACCAGTGGACGAGATGACATTTCCTTATTTAATGAGACAGAGGGTTTTACACGAAGTGATAGAATGGTCATATTCATCTCCAGAAATTTTAACAGTCATTCAATCTAGACCATGGGACCCAATTATAACAACGGATGCAACAGATATAGAAACAGCAGACATAGATTATATAGGATTTATAGCAAATTGTTTTGATTTGTGGACAGGGGAAATTGAATATCAGGTTGAGATACTGAACACCATTGCCCAATCTGGGCGGATCCGTGTAGGAATATTTCCACCAATGACTGACGCAGACGCTAAAGCGTTGACCATTGACGATTTCGATAACGTACCTAATGAAGTTTTGGATGTGCAAACAAATCAAACAACTTTTACCTTTAACGCACCGTTCCTCGTGCCATCAGCATGGGCTAACGTAAGCACACCAGGGAGTACAATAGTTATCGCAGTTTTAAATGATCTCAATTGTCAGGAGGGCACGCCAGACACAGCATATGTTAATGTATGGAGGAGAGGCACTAACTCACTACAATTCACCTCACCTTCAATGCAATCAGCATATGTTCCACAATGGCGTGATGGAGTAACACCACCAGCACGGAGTGATCAGGATCTAGAAAATTGGGAAGTAGAAAGTAATTCATCAGATAATAGTGGAATACAGAATCAGGAAATTTTTATAGGGAGTGATGGGGAGATAGATTCGGGTGAGGAAGACTCAACAAGCAGCTTTGAAGATTATTATGTTCCAAAAACTCTAACTCTTCAAGGGAAACTTAAAGCAGCAGAGGATGCTCTCATTTCATACCCTTCAGGGAAATTCCAATACTTTGTGGAGGAGGAGGACTCCAAATCATTCCACCAATTTAAGGTCACGGATGACGTGCTCGACGCCAACGTCGATACATTCAAATCGGTCAAAGATCTCATTAACAGAGTGGGACTTGTCACAGAAAGTAAGACCGGGAAGAAATTCGTATCTCAGACGAATGTCAACCTTTTTGGCAACCTTCAAGATTCATCAGATCAAACAGATGAATACCAACCAAATTCTGAGAAACCAACAATGCTTGAATACTTTTCCAGATTGTTCGCCTACTGTAGGGGTTCAATTAATGTGAAGGTATTTGGGCATGACACAACACAGGGGGTAGTATATTCCAGTATTAGAAACAACGCTTTACCTAGCAGTACACAACCAGAGGTAGCAGACTTCTTTAAATCATATTCAGCAAACACAGCAGACATTTACAGATTTCTTAGGTTCAGCTCTATACATCCTCTCCAGATTAACCCTATCTGCGAGATTAATATACCACAATTCTCACATACACCTATGAGAGCTGTTCAATACACAGGGAACGTAGACACGAGAATTCCATTAGGACCCGGATTTTCAAATACAACAGAAGCGCGGGTTCTTGAACTCGACGTTCTTGATTCCACACAGTACAACGTGATGTGGGGGGCCGGAGACGATTTCCAATTTTGTGCACCATATGGTGTTCCAAGGTTGGCGCGTGTTGTAAGGGCGGGGGTGATTCCTCAACTGACCTAAATTTAGGTAAGTTGTTAAGATCGTAGTTTCTCCTCCACCGGGGGAGTTTTATACGATCTTAATTCAGTTAAAAGATCAACTGTTTTAACTGCACAGTGTGTATATCTCTATAAGAGGGGTATAGTTTCATTTATCGATTGATAAGCCACGCTATTACTGTAAATGAACCTAACTCGGTCCTTCAGACCATATACGCAG